TATAATGTCAGGAGCAAATCCAATAAAGTGACCTACTTTATTAGCTAATGCCTCTGTTTGTGTGTCAGCTTCCGATGCCCAACCCAGTGTTGTAAAACCTTCTACAACACCACTAGTAAATTGATTTAATACATTTCTAACTTTACCCTCAGAAGTAAACATATCACGATTAAACTCACCACCTGCACGTTTAACAAGCTTTTCAACATAATCTACATCTTCTTCTGAAAAACTTTTTGGGTTTGCTCTATATGCAGTAGTAGTTCTAACTGCAAATTCTTCTGCAGTTATTCTTTTGCTTGTATACAAGCTTTCTAAATATGCTAGTTGTGGATTCAAATTACTCTCCTAAATAAGTAGATAATAAACTTTGCGCAGTTTCATAGTCTTGTCTATAACCTTTACTCAAAGTGTTAACATCTATAGCATCTAATGCGTCTTTATAGAAAGTTAATTGTTTTACTATTGCTGGATTTTTAGGAACATCTATACCTCTTTTTCTAGCTGATTCTTGCTCAGTAAATACTTCTCCAAAATTAGTTAATTGTGCTCCAATATCAGCTACTTGAGAATTACCTAGCCTTCTAGTAAACATTTTTTTATTTATAGGTGTATTGCCAGAAAAACCAAATGCAGTTGAAAACATAACAGCTCTTCTAAGATTTTTTCTTTCATCTTTTTCAAAATCTCCTAAATCTTCTTTTTCACCTTGAAGTTGACCAGATAAAAGTGCTGACTCTGCTTTAGTATAAGTATTAACAGCTTCGTTTAATTTTTTTCTGTTTTCTTTTTCTATAGCATACTCTTCTTCTAATTTCATATCTATTAATTTTCGAGCAGCATATTTTTCCATATCTCTTTTGTCTTCATTTAATCCTCTTACTGCTTGAAGAAGCGTTGCTAAACTTTTTATTGTTTCACTCATTTTAATACCCTCCGTACATACTTAATAATGATTGTCCATAATTTGATTTTAATCCCATATCAGCACCATATTGGTCTAATTGGAATCCTGCTGATTGTATATCTCTAATAGAAGACGCTTCTCTTTGTTGTAACTGAAATGCTGATTCTCTATTTTGTAAATCTCTTGCTTCTTGTTGTTGTAAAAATTGCTCTCTACCTGCATCTAATGCTTGCATACCGCTACCACTACCTGCTAATCCTGTTCTACCAACTTGACTTTGTAATTGTTGCATACCCATTCCTTGTTGTTGTATTGCAGTAGCTTGGCCTAATTGTTGTGCTTCTCCCATAAATGCTCTTTGTGTTGCAAAATCAGCACGTTCTGCACCCATTGCACCTTGCAACGCCTCAAATTGTTGTCCTATTAATTGTTTTGCTCTACGCTGTTTTCTTCTTTTACTTCTACGTTCTCTTCTGCTACCAAAAAATCCTTGTATTCCAGTAGCTATAGATACACCTACACTTATTGGGTCTAACATTATTTACCTTCCTTTTTAAATGGTTGAAATACTTGTCCTAAATTTTGCATAACATTCATAATATCAAATTGTCTAGCTACTAATTTAGAAGCATTTCTTTTTGCTAACAATAACTCTGCTTCATTATCAGACATAAATTGTTGTTTACCTAAATCCATAATAGCATTACCAAAGTTTTCTACACGATTTTTCGTTTGTGTTTTCCAAGCAGATGGCTCTCCTTTGGAATTAGTATTTATTTGTCTTATTGCTTCTTCATAATTACCATCTTGTAATGCTTTATATGCTGATGGAAATTTATTTTTCCATCCTGTTCCAAGTTGAAAGTTTACATCTGTTAATGCTATTTCAAAATCTTCGCTATCAATACCAAGTTCTTTGGCTTGTTCAGATGCTGCACTCATAGCAGTGGCTATATCATTTTCAAACCAACTGTTTGTTGTTTCTTTAGATAATTTTATTGGATTACCTTGTTTGTCTACAGCTACTTTTCTTGTACCATACTTTGTATTCATATCTTTATATCTATCAATAGAATAATTATTTAAATCTTTTTCTGTTAATAAATGCCCTGTACCCCCAGTAGCTTTACCTAAACTATCTAAATAAATAACATCTAAAAAACCTTCTTCTTCATTTAGTCTTTCTTGTATTTTTGTTAATTTATCTTGTGCCATAACTTATCCTGTTGTTAATTTGTTTATTGCTTCATTTGCAATTTCATCTTGTTTGTCTGTTATTTCTTCTTGAGACCTACCTGTAAAAAATCCTGTTACACCAGCTCCTGCTTGTGCTGATTGCACAGCTTCTAAATCATATTGTGCTTCAGGCATATCACTTAAATTTACATTACTATAATTGTATCCAGTTGATTCATTAAAAGTTGTATTAAAAGTGCCCATATCAGTTTGGTAAGTATCTAATGTTCCACCTAAATACAATTCTGTAGCTCTATTTATTTCGTCTTTTACATTCATATTTATAGGTAGTTTTTCTTCATCTGTCATCATGTTAGGTAGCATTTCAGGTTCTTCTGTAAACATAGATTTAACCATAGGTCTATCTGGTTTTGGTAAAGGTTTTCCTGGTAAAGGTTTGTCAAATACGCTATCTTCATAAGTATCAAATCCTGTTTTTTCTATTGCCAAATCCATATTATCGTATTCTTGCTGTTGTTTTAATAATTCCTCATGTTCTAAACTACCTTCTTTTACAATTCCGCTTCCGTAATTTGTATGTAAATTATCACCACTTCTGCCACCAGTTAATGCTCCACCTTGTGGTATATCAATATCAGAAATACCAGAATACTTATCCATCAAAGCTGTTTTATTTTTTTTAGCTCTTCTAGTTTTTATTTTATTTATAGGGTCTTGTAAAGAATCCATAATTTCTTTACCAGTTTGATATCCTAACACTCCTGCTGTTATATCATCTATAAAATTACCTGTATTTGCTTTTTCTCTGTTTAGTTGTGCAAGTTCTCCACGAACTTGTGCCATTATTAAATCTGCTCTACTTGCCATTGTTCCTCCTATAAACCTACGCACTGTATATCTAAATCTGTATTAGATACACTGCTATTTATAAATGTTATTGTTTGTGTGTTATCTTCAGTATTTGCTTTTAATTTTCTGTATTTAAATCTTAAATAATATGTTGTAGCATTAGATATACTCACACTTGTACTATACGTATCGGTAAAACTAGGTGTAGATGATGTGCTTGCTGCTACTGTTAATGTACCAGTTAATCCACTGTTGCTACACGTTATAGTACTATTATTTGCACCATTAGTTAATGTTATTGTTTTGCCAGCTGAAAACTCTTCACCATTAAAACCAAATGCTTGTATACTAAAATCTGTAGGTACATTAGACCAAGCTACTCCTGCTGCTGATGTTGTAGCAGACACTGGGTCTGAATATATACCATTGTGCGTATTATTTTTTGCTCTTACTTGATAAATATATGTTGTTCCTGCTGATAAACCTGTGTTATTATATGTTGTAGTTACATTAATATTTGCTAAATTACCTTTTGCTGATGGTGCTATTGTAGCAATAGTTGAGTAAGAACCACCACTTGGTTTACGTTGTATTTCTAAATTTCTTGCAACTCTCATATCTCCAGTTATACTTAAATTAATTTGTGAGCTACTAACAACTGTTAATGTTACAGATGGTGCTAATGGTCTACAAGATATAACATTTGACAATACGCCATTGCTTGCTACTTGAAATATTTTATCTACATCTCCATCCATACTAAAAAAATTATTACCAGTTGCTTGTGTATTAAATGCTTCTCCATCAAATGGTGTACTAGCATTAGAATTATTATACAATATATCTCCATCGTTAAAATCTGTATTATTTAAATATTTAGTTAATGCGTTAACACCAGTACCACTTGTACCATCTATTTCATCAAATTCAGCACATTCTATTAATTGTCCATCAGACCAAGCGTCATCAGCACTACCATCTTGTGGGTCTATAAAATTAATATTGAATGAAGTAGATGCACCTAATGTAGTTATTGTAGTGTCTACACTATTAGAACCACTTCCATTTGTTGCTGTTAATCTATAAGTATATTGAGTAGAATTAGCTGTTGTTGTATCATTGAAAGGTGATGTGCCAGAAGTTAGTATAGTTGTATTATTTGAACCTGTATTAAAATCATTGCCTTCTCTTCTATTAATAACAAAAGAATTTTCATTAGTAATGTTAAATGTTAATTGAACTACCTTATTACCAATTAATGAAGAAGATATAGAAACACCTGGTGTATCGGTAGTTTCTGTTACTGCTGTAATTGTAGAAGACGCAATTTTTGTAGCATCAAATTGTCTTTGTAGTGATGTATTATACCATTCATCTTGTGTTTTTACATAAATAGATTTAGAACCTTCTTGATTTACAATTACTGTATCTCCTGGAGCACCTTCACTATTACTAGGTATACTGTTTCTTTCTTGTGTAGGAGTAGCGTATTGCTGTTGAGCTTCACGATATCTTTTTAATTGTTCTATACCTTTTAATATCATCTTCTTACCAACTCTCTGTAAACAATTTGTATATCATTTATTTCAAAACCAGAATTAATAGCGTCATTAGTATTTTGTGCAACTAATAATGTAAAAGATTTTATACCTTTAAAACCTGCTGGCATAGTAATTTTTTTTGTTGTATAACCTGCAGACACATCTAAAACTGCTATATCTGTTACAGCACCACCATCGGCTATTCCCTGTATTTGTACGTGGTCATCAGATGGTTGTTTATAATTAACATAAATAGTGTTAATATTTTTCTTTGTATCTGGATTACCAAAATCAAATTCTTTTGTTTTTAATAAAACTCCATCGTTATTTATATCAAAAGCTGCAGACGAGTCATTCCATTTTTTTAATGTACTATTTGTACCATCATGTTGTAAAAATACCATGTCTCCTGCATTGTCAGTAATTATATTAGACATATTTGATAATGTTAAATCTGCATAAACCCAAGATTGAGATTTAATATCGTATTGTAATAATTTATTATTTTCACTATTAAAAATAAATATACTTTTTTTATCTGGATAATAACCTATAACTGCATCATTGCTATAATAATCATTTCTCCAATTAGTTAATCTTGGTTGTCCTGTTTCACTTAAATTAATATCTATTACTCTTTGTCCATCATATAAAAATACAGATGATTGATTAAACCAAGATACAAATCCTTCCCCTTTTACTACATGATAATCTTTTTCACATCCTCTAAATTCATAACTACCTTCTAAAAATTCTATATCTCTTGATATGTTTACGATATATAATGTGTTTCTTTTAAATTGTAACAACTGATTATTTAATGTTTCTAATGCTATAATTTCATCACCGTCATTTATTTCTACATCTATAAAATTATCAGGTCTAAAAGTATCAAACTTGTTAACATCTGATTTTAATATAGTATCACTTTTAACTTCTCTTGTAACACCGTCATATAACGCTACATTGCCTATATAAGCTCTTCTGTTAGCTATAGCAGACGTTTTAAAGCTTGTGCCTTGTCTACCCACAGCTGATTGATTAAAGTTCAAATATGGCTCGTTTTGTGATAAAGAGTAAATTACTTTAGCATTCATAACGTCTGAATTATTATTGTCAGGATGTATGTAATATTTACGTGTTGATGTAAAATCTCCAAATCCTGTGTAATTTGATTCACCACCATATCGTATGCCTTTTTCAAAATTTACTTCTGCAAATAAATATTTTTGACCAAAAGAATTATCTTCTTTTAAAGCCCAATAAATATTAATACCTGATTGTCTAGGTTTTTCTGGCATCCTACCTGCTAATAAAAAATATGCAGGTCTTTTAAAAATATTAGAAGTTCCTGCTCCAAACACACCACTAGTCGGTTGTTCTATATCTCCTATATATATTGGATATGACTCTTGATTATCATATACATTAGAAGCAAATAATGCATAAGTTGTATTAAATTGTGTTGAATAAACTGGTATATTAGAACGTTTATTTCCTTCTTGTACATCTCCAGCTGTAGAAGAATCGTCATTAAACCAAGCATAAGCTGCAAACCCACCGTATCCATTTGAAATAGCACTAGTGTTATCATTTAATATTCCATGTAAACCTGCTCTATCATTTGGTGTACCGCTATCTATTTCAGTACCAGTTACATTAGCTGGATATGTTAAACTAGGATTTAATACAATTTCTGTTTGTGCTAATGTTTGTTTAGTTAAAAATGTAGAAGAATTATCTTTAACATCGTAAGCATATCCATCAGTTGCTAATAACAATGGTGCTATATATGTATCTGCAGAAAAATAACTATTGTATGCTTTTGCTATTTCATCATCACTATCGCCAATACCATCGCCAGAAGCCAAACTTCCATCGGTGTTGCCTAAATTGTAAGTTTTATTTATATATCCATACCATTTAGGAGTATTGTTTGTTGCTGTTGTAGACGTAGCAGACAATCTAATTTGTCCATCTACAACAAAACTATCAATAGGTGATGCAGTAGAGCCATAACTAAACTGAGCAAGGTCTTCATCTCCAGTTAAATTATAAAAATCTACATTCTTTGCATTAACATCATTAATAAGCAATAATTCGTTTGCAGCTATTGTCCCAGCATTATCTATATCTCTATCTAATGTTAAATAAGAAATACCATTACCTTTATTAAATACAGAATGTGCTTCTTGATAGTTGTTAGAACCTTTATAAACAGCAACAGAACCTAATGTTTTTAATTTACCAGGTACTTCATTGTCTAAACCATTTAATATTTGAAACTGATTGTCTGCTATATCTCTTGGATTAGTGTTGTTGTTTAGTCCTCCACTAAAATTATTTACGTTTATTGCTTTTTTTGGCATTGTTCGTTCTCTTTTTATTTAA